ATCCGCGTAACGGTTACATCCTGGGTCCTTGGGGTCTCCATAGTCTACAGTACGGCTAATATTATCTAGTAAACTCTTTTTAGAAAACAACTTATACCTTTTCTCATTTGTTATAGGTCCAAATACGAAAGGTGGATTATTATATTTCTGAGCTTTACATAGATCCATAGCCCACAATCCTATATTGTAAATCCCTCCATATAGATTACAAGCTCCCAAATCCCCACTCCCAACTATAACCTTGTATGCTATTTCTCCTGTATTAGAAGCATGAAGAGCATGATTTATAGTTGTATTTGCAGATACGGTTAACCCAGACCACCCTGCGGCGAGGGCTGTGTCAGTTGTAGACGATCCCACAAAGTTTACATATCCACTCAAGTCCATAGAGCTTAGTTGGTTGAATAAGCCGTTATAACTTGAGGTATAAAGGTACGCCGAAGCAGTCCAAGGGTTGTGTGTATTTCCTACCACAATTGTACTGTCTGCTGAAACAGCATAGAACTCAGTACCCCCTGCCCCACTCCCATTCGGGTAACACCCTAAGAGTCCCCCAAATCCACTCGTATAAATACTTTCATTAGCAGACAAAGAACTGGATCCTACATCCCAAAGGACATTTAAATTGTGTCCTATATCGGTAATTCCAGGACAGCAAGCCTCAAAAGAGGGTAAAATTTCTGCTCCAGCAGTACTGTAAATTACTCCCGAAGTAGTGGCACTTAATTCTAACTGAGTTTGTCTAGGAGTGACAAAGGAGGGAAGAAGATTTCCCGCATCTAGGGGCTGATAAGAAGACACCGTTGGATCCCCTGACTGAATTACAACAATCCTACTCCCTCTCTCTGTAAACGATGGGTTATAAGTTCCATATCCCTTTCTCTGTGTAATTTCATGGGCATGACGGTTGTACCCTTTTCTATCCTTCCCAAAAGAGATAGCTTGGATAGTATAATTAGAAGTGTCAAGGATAGAGGACAGATCAGCAATACCAGAGAGGCTGGAGTGGGCAGTCATAATATCCACTAAGATCTCTCCTGCACCATCTACAACAGTATTCTGGCTTTCTACTAGAAGCTCTTCTTCCGAAGTTCCATAGCACTTGTATACTTCTAGCTTACCTCTCATGGTGATCCCTCTTTAAAATCTACAAGAGTGTATAGCCCTGCTGGTGAACTGGTATAACTAGCTTTAGTATCAGGATCCCATTTTGGATGATAACGATAATTCAGTCTACTTCCTCCACTTGCTTCAAATATGCCTGAACTATCGGCAGCTATGCGTGTTCCAAACCCACGACCTAAACTACTTGCGGCTAATGTGTTCATATACTTGAATATTCCTCTGTAATCATCTAATCCAGTTCTAGTTATTTTCTTAGAGTGTAACTCTCCTATATCGTCCGTATAAGATATCGTAAACTCATCTAGAGCGGTTTCGGCTAGAGTCTTATCTATTATAGTAACCTCTGGAATAATGTACCTACTATCTCCATCATAGGGTGCTTCAAATAAAACTTCTACCACATAATGCTGATCAGTCCTATGAAGGAATGCTGGCTGATACTCTTTAGGGTAGGACTTAAAGTTACTTGATAACCTAGTCTGTTTATTATGAGTATTGAATTTTAAGGAAATAGTTTGAAAATCTGTCTCCTCCAAATTGGTAATAGCTACAGGAGAAGCTTGAGGTACAGTATATTCAGTAGACATACTCTGTACATTAGCGTAAGCCTCTACTATAGGAGAAGTTAGAACTTCACTTATTGTATGGGACACCCACTCCCCATTATGATACTTGTTATCATAATTCCAAGTACTTCTAGGATGCCATGACCAGAACAGCCCATTCTCTGGCATTGTGTGTATCCACACCCACACTTTGTTCTGATATGTTGGTTGCCCATCCATTCGGGCTACCTTCATTTTAAAGTTGAAGTCATGTTCAGGTAGAAGGATGTTGGCTGAAACAGAACTATTCCCATACCCTGATAGATTAAATCTAAGTCTAGGAACTATATTAACATTATTATTCCTAGCATCTATCTCAAGCGTTGCTTCGTGAAGGAGAGTTGGAGTTATTCCTGGATTACCTTCAATATATTTTGGTGATGGTCTATAAACTTTAAAGGAAGGTTGAAACTGGTCCTGCGTTGTCTCAACATCCGATCTATAACAAAATTCAATACCACTTAAAGCAAAAGGATATCGGTACTCTCCTTTTAGAGACGCAATACTACCAACTCCAATTACCAAACTAGAAGCCTCATTCTGAATGGAACTAGCCCCAGAGTCGTATAATACTGAGGATGTTACCCCTCCGAATCCCGACTGAGTGAAAGAAGAGGCAACCATTGTGGTAGCGGAACCGTTTTGTGTAAAGTTACCATTATACAGTAAGGGTCCGTAAATGTGGGAGAATACAGTTTTCCCTCCATGATCATAACTTCCGCTTACTAAGTGGGGTGCTGTGCCGTGTCTACCGAACTCTCTAGCATAGCGATTGTAAACCTCTTGTACCCCAGACCCAAAGGTGTAGTCAGAGTACTGATCCCAACTACTTACTCCATTAAAAGCACTATTAGCTAGGGATTGAATTGGGTCTAACCAAGTAGTAGAAGCTTGCCAGTCCCCAGATACATCTTTGTAATGCTCATAGGCAGCCCTCAAAGCATCCTTTTCTTGGGTTGAATGCATTATTCTTATTATCTCAGGACATTCCTCTCTTCTGACATACAGTAGGCAATTACCCTCTTGTAACTCATCATTAACATTTTTTATACCTCTCCAATGAAAAGTATTAGACGAGTCTACACCAAAAAACTGCCTCTCAGAGGCACTAGTTTCACAATAGGACCAGACAGGGTGTAAAGCACTTACCCCTGATGGGAATGGGTCTTGAAACTCACACGCAGAATAGTTATAACCCAAAAGCAAAGCTCCCCCTCCAGAAGCTCCTGTATTCAAATCTAGGGTAGAAGGCTCATAACTATTGGGCATATCGAAACCAGTTCTAGAATAATACCCATTTCTAGGCAGAGACATATGGAAAGTTCTTCTTCGTAAATTATTTCTAGGAGCAGAGTTCACTTTAGGAACATCTCCTACCCATGCTGGCTGACCATTTCCATCCATTATTTCATCTCCAACAGAGTTCACATAAGGACGAGAAATATTAGTAGAAGATAATCCATGACCCAACCCTTGTTGCTCTCCCCAGTAGGTCATGTTTACTCCTGAAAGAGCCCACGCATTTACTACCGTACTGGATGTAAACACATCAAGGGGAGTATGCATTGGAAGAGGACATGCAAATAGGGTAGTCTGAAGGTATTCAAAAGCGTCTAAAAATAGTTTGACCCTTGGAATAGCGTGAGCGGGTATAGTTTTATTTAAAGCTTTTAGGGCTAGTACAATCCCTAGAGCAGTATCAGGAATCGCAGACTTTTTAGATTGAGAATAATTATCAGCACTTAGATGAAGATCAAAATGAGATGATTTTCCACTCCACAGAGGTAAAAAACTAGCTCTCTTATTTGATATATCACCCAGTATTTCTGTAAAATTAGGAGGAAGTTCAAAGCCAGAAGTAAAGAGGACGAATCGGTTTCCTAAACTAATATCATCTAAACTAGAGAGAGATTTAGAAGCGATGTAGCTAATCGTAGAGGCTACTAAATCACTATCTACTTCAAAAATCGCTAATTCCGTCTGAAGCGTAGTTAGTAATGGCTGGCTTATTTGTACTTTCTCGTAATACCTAACTTCCTCGAAAGGCGGGATGGGATATGCCCTACCTCTATAATTGAATGTAAAGGCGGGGTCTGAACCAGGAGTAGGAAATATCCCGTTTCCGAAGAGAAAGTCGGCAGAATGGTCTTGCCACAAGACCCTTAATATTTTATCCACACATCGTCTTATATTAGAGTCAGCGTCAATAGCAGAACGGTCAGCTTGATTAGTATCTCCTGGAACAACCACCCCATATTGCAAAGCTAGGGCTTCTGTCCAGAGATCAAAAGGATTATCCTTATAGCCTACTTGGTTAAAATAAGAAGTTCCAGTACTAAGGAGATAATAGATTAGAAAAGGAAGATATGATTCATGTAAATCATACATTACTCCTGACAAGTTGAAAGTATTACTTTCTCCAAATAATGTTTTTAAAAGAAGCTGGGTAGCCCACTCTGTTCCTTTAGCTTTATAAATCCTAACTGCGTTTCTTATTTGGGATCTCCACCTTCCAGGGTCTGCTCCCAATAATTCCCAACCGATTAGATCAGCTAAATGAGGTAGGTACTCTTCGGGACAATTATCTATATCATATAGAGATTCTAATTTATCAATAGGAGAGTTAACATCTTGATATGAATACCCAAGAACCCGTAATAATTTGTTGAATGGTCCTGCTGGAACCTCTTGAGGAGTAAAAGTATTATATACTAAATAATCTTCAAATGCTTCCTTTACTTTAAAGTCTGTAGCATCTGCGTATAGAGGAGAATAGAGAATTTCTACAAGGGTTTTTAGTCTATCTAAGTTCTGGGTTCCACTAGTATAAGTACTAGAGGATACTCCTGATACAAAATCAGTAGGAACTACTTCTGCTCTCTGAAAAGCAGGTAAATCTAGATAATTTTTCCATAGGTGTTCTTCAAAGCCTTTGATCCCTTCAGTAATATACAGACTAGTACCTGTGAATAAATCCGTTAAGCTATCTGAGACAAAGGAAGATGGATCATACGAACCCCCTGTGGGGGCACTTGTGTTTAAAAAGTAAAACCACCCTAGAGAGTTAATTAAATACTCATGGAGTCCAGAAGCTCCCGCAACCCCATAAGCAGTATATAAATTCGCACTAACTCCTGCTGGAGTGGTGATGCTTGACGCTGGCGCATTAAGCCTTATAGCAGGAAGTAAATGAGTGTCTAAATATGTTTTCCACTCTGCGCTTGTATTAAATTCTTCAAGTTGAAATTCTAAGGGATCTAGAATATCTCTTTCAAAATAGAAAGGTGTAACCCTGGTGTTTTCGTTCTGTTTTATAAAGAATGGTGCGATCCCAGAAAGGGTATTTATGGCAGAGAAGTTAGGGGTGGCTGAGATGGGGAGAATTGTGGAGAGGTTATTAGCCGCTTGAAGATGAGTCTTCAATAGAAGATCCAACGGATCATGCTCCACTCCACTAAGATCAAAGTCTTTCATGGAATAAACCGTAGGTATAATCTTTTCTAAGGCATCTCCATAATTTCTCTTGAAGTATGTCTTAGTAGTAGGATCAAAAGCTTTGAAGTTAATCCCCATTAGACTCCTTTAACATTTATCGTAACATTGTTTAGCTGAATAACTTCGTTAAACTCTACAAAAATATCCGAAAGCAGGTTGTCCACTTCGGCATATCTTACTCTAGCAACATCTGTAAATACTGTTCTTGTAAAATCTGTTAGAATAAAGGGATCTCCAAAATCAATATTATCGCTATTGAAGTAACGCAGGATAGAACCTCTAGTAGAAGCTTTTATTTCTTCCTCTCTTGGAAGAAGATCTCTATCTACTGAAATCGTAGTAACTAAATCTAATGTTCTTACAATACCATCTACAATTACAATCTCATCAGTAAGCATTTTTTTCTCGTTAAGGAAGTCTAGCATCTCCATTTTGAACGAGGTGCTGGCTTGCTGAAGTTGAACATCACTTGCTCTCTCTAAGACATACACATCAATAATATTGGCTGAACTGTAAGCCTTTCTTACGACAGCCGTAACCTTTCCTACAGTTCCATAGCTAGAGATGAATTTAGAGGCTCTCGCCACATAATCTTCTAGAGTTACAAGCCTATCCTGAGACTTGAACCAGAGGGGTGCGTACTTCTTAGCATGAGCTACACTTTCTGCGTCCGCACCTCCTGTAGCTAAAGAAGTATTCTCCACCGTAGCTGCCATAGTGTTATTATCATCTCCTTGAATTGCCACAGTAGTCTCCGCATTAATAAAACTCTCTTGAATATTTCCTCTTGTACCCCCTCCAATCCTATAAGTAACTTCATAATCGGAGCCTATGGGTGGTGAGATCCCTGCCATATTATCCCCAAAGACAATAGTTCCTCCAAATGCATCATTAAGGTTAACTTGAAAAATTTTATCACTAACTCCCGAAGCGAAGTAAATACTTTCAACTCGGGTATAGGCTCCCGAAGCATCAGATACACCAGGAGCGTCCACATAAACAGAAACACTCCCCTCAATGATGGGACTCTGAGTTAGATTAATAGCTTTAATACTATCGTATGTATTAAAAGTTCCTCTATCCACCACTAAAGCCCCTTCTAATAGGGCTACATTAGTCCAAACTTTCCCAGCCTCCAAGTTGGACTCCTCTAAATTGAGAAGGAACGAACTGTCAGCGGTAGCCTCTGCAATTCTACCTGCAACCACCTTATACATCGTGTAGGTAATTAACCCCCCATCTTCGGGAGAAGTTATAGTTATTACTCTTTTTGATGGTGCGAGGGATATATTAGTCTGGTCCTCTCCTACGAGAGGATTTTCTGTAGTTACTGTAGCGTTTGCGGCAGCAGCTAATGGGCCTCTCATTCTCACTCCTACTAATTCAAGAAGCTTCTTTACATTTCTTCTGTTTCGTGCTGTAGACAAAAAACTTTCATTAGCTAACATATCAGCTTTCAGAGATAGTACTGCACCCATATAAGCTATAACTTCAACAAGCATTACACCTAGGTCAGACTCGGAGAAATTTTGATAATCTAATGGATAAACAGCTTTCATATATTCAATAATAGAATTTCTTATAGTTAAGAATTCAGTTGCCGAATAATCAATTAATGTATCCTTCCTGGCATCAGGAATAATGACATCTTTCATAAAATCTGACTTTACTTCGCCTGTGAAATTTGCTAAACTCATGCTATCCTTACTCCTACTTCAAAAATTGTATTATTTAACTGTGTAGCAACCACGGATAGATTTATTACTAATCCCATGCCACCTTCTATATTAACATAATCTGATTCTAAGATTTGTAATTTCTTTACTGCTACTTCAGGCATGAATAGTGCAATAGAAGTTAGAACCTCATGCCTAATATTTATAAATAACTCTTCGGTCAAGGGCTGAAACAAAAATTTCTTGAGACTCATCCCGTACTGGGGTATCATAACCCTCTCGCCTTTTTCCGTTTGAATAAGCTGTTCTAGATTATTTCTTAATAATGTTAAACCGCTTTCTCGATTATAATCCCCACCCCCCTTAACTTTCCCTGTAGGGAAAGAGAAGCCATATGTTTTTTTACTCCTTGCTGTTACATCTAGCTTTCGCTGACGATCAGGAATAACTCCATGAATATTAATAGTATTACTTAGTGCCATTATAAATCAATATTTTTAAAATATGGTGCTTGTGCGTTGTAGTTTTTTTGAACTTCTTCTAAGCTCAATGCTTTAGAATAAAATTTGGTACTTCCTAAATGTCCATATAATCCACTTACCTTACCATGATATCTACTCATGAAACCGTCTGCGGTTGGAAGTTCAGTAGGATGCCCCTCCCATACTAAGAATCCATCCGTATAACCCCCTCCTAAAATCCAGGGAGTTGTATTAGTATTTAGCTTTGGGCCATTAGTAAAGTCTAAAGTGCTGTTTGTAGAGGTAAGATTATATTCAAAAGATCGCTTCTCAATAGTACCATCTATGTCCTCTCCATAGTACCAAGTAGGAAGGGCTAGAAAACTATGAGATTTTTGGAGCCCAAAGGCTGTATCAATACCAGAAGAGGCCATTTTAACTCCATCTAAATATACTGCCATTTGGTTAGAAGAAGGCTCCACGGTGTATACTACATGCATAAACTGTCCTGAGACATCTCCAAAATTTCTACCATGTGACCCACTAACATCTAAATCCACTTTAAATTTGTACATATTATTTTGATCAGTACAAAAAGCCTCATTAGTAGCAACAAACCCAATTCCTGAAGTGTTGTATGAAATTGTAGGCGCAGCAAAGAAGCACATCTTCTCCGTAGGATTATCATTTGGTGTGTCGTTCGGAGTAAGGTCTGAAACTACTTGTCTATCTCTACTAAACCCCATTACAAATCCTTTAACATGCTCACTACCGAAA